AGGTTGTGCTTCTGCATGGGCTCGAGGTCCTCCCACTTCTTGCCGGCGACCGCGGGCGGCATCGTCACACTGTCGGTCGGCTGCTTCACCGTCTTCTCGACGAGGACCGGGTTCGGGTGCTGGAGCTCGAGGAAGCCCTTCACGAATTCGAGCGATTTACCCTCGAGGCCCAGCTCCTGCGCCGGCGAGAGCTTCTTCTCCGCCTTCGCGTCCGCGATGAGCTTGGCGCGCTCGAGCGCATCGATCTTATTGACCTGCGTCCCGAGCTCGACGACGGCAGCCTTGCCCGCCTCGATCGCGCCGAGCGCCTTCTCCAAGGAGTCGGCGCCAACGGCGCCCAGGAGCTGCGCGACCTGGCCCTCGACCGCCTTCACGCGCGTCTCTGCGCCCGTCGCTCGCGCCTCGGCTTCCGAGCCCTTTCGCTCGAACGTCTTCACCTTGTCGACCACGTCGGCCTCGCTGGCGGTGTCGGCGAGGGAGAGGATGGCGAGGACGGTTTTGATGTTGATCGGGGTCATGTTCGATTCCTCGTGCTGCGGTTGGGCGCCCACGAGGGCGCGAATGATGTCCATCGACTTCGCGGCAAGCGCCACGGCTTCCGGGTTGGCGGGGAGCGGAACGACGGAGATCTCGACGAGCTCGTTGCCGCTGAGGACGAAGACGGTCCGGCCGTCGATGTCCTGCGTGATGCCTTGCTTCGATCGAAACCCGACGCTGACGGCACGAAGGGACTTCTGCAGGAAGCCCTGCCAGACCTTCTCGCCCATCGGGTTCGCTTTTTCGTCGACGAAGAAGAGCTTTGCGACGAGGCGTTTCCGCCCGCCGTCACCCTTCTCGACGCGGACGTCTTCAGCGTGCCCGATCGGGAGCCCGTCAGGTCCCCACGACTGGTGGCCGTAGAGAACGACTGGGTTGTTGTCGTAGCGCGTCAGGTCCCAGTCCTGGACGAGGACCTCTCCGTAGCAGTCGATCGCGTCGGTTGACGCGATAACTTCGACCGACCGCGTGTTGAGGTCGATCGAGCGGACGGAAATGTCCCACGACCTGCGAATCAGCTCGCTCATGTGTTCTGCTCCGGTGGCTACGCGAGGTCGCGCGATGTCAGGCTAGGTCGGCTCGAAGCCGTGAACACGGCCGACGAGAAGGACGCTGTCGACGAAGTCCATGCTCCCCGCGGAAGCCTTCTCAGCTTCGGCGAACAGTCGATCGAACTCTGCCTGCGTGAGCTTGCCGTCCACGGCGAGCTGCTCGAGCTCGTCATTGATCTCGTAGAGCCTCTTGAAGTCGGGCTCGGCTTCGGTGCTCATGGGAGGATCCCTCGTGCAGTCAGGACGTTTTCAACCATCTTGAAGGCGTTGGGATCGTGCGCCTTCAGGTCGTTCCGGCGCAAGTAGTAGGCGACGTAGGACTCGGCGAAGTACTCGTGGCGGCTCGAGCCAGCGTACCGGGTGATGTACAGGTTCGCGGAGCGAGCCCGCTTGAAGGCGGCGTCGACGACGACGTCGACCTTCGAGTTCGGCCCGTCGTGCATGTGCACGTGGTGCCCGAGCTCGTGGCGCAGCATGGCCTTGGCCGCCTGCGGCCCTGTCGGCATCGACGACGAGATCGAGTGAACCGCACCCGCGACGAACTTGTTGCCGAAGGAGATCGCGATGCGGTCGGCGGAGATCTCGATCTCCTTGCTACTCGGGCTGTACCAGCCGTTGACCTTCGAACGACCGAGCGCCGACTGGCGCCGGAAAGTGAGCTTCGACAGCGGGGTCGTTTCGAGCCACTTCAGCGTCTCGGCGTCGGCGATGCTCGCCCGCAAGTCATCGGCGACCGCTGGCGACACGCCACGAATCACGTTTAGTTTGTTGAGGTGCGTGCCGGGGACGAGCTCGGCGGCTGGGGGCGGAGGCGGCGCAGCCTGCTGCTTCTTCGCGAAGGGCAGGAAAAGCTGCTTCGGGTAGTCCTTCGGGTCTGGTTGCCACTCGTCGCTGCCTGGAGGAAGGCCGAACCCCGTCTTCGGGTCGGGCTGCTCCTTCGGCGGGGACAGCGTGATGCGACCCGCCTGCTTCTCGCTCAGAGCGATGAAGCTCGAGCGGCAGTTGTGGTGCAACGGCGCGAGGTGAGTTGCCCACCACGGGTGATCGCTCGGAAGCTTCGTCCCGTCGCACGCTCTGCAGATTGGCGTTTCGCGTCCGTCGAGGATCGCGTCGAACATCCACACCGGGCGATCGCTCGCGACGTCGGGGTGGGTGGCCTGCTGATGTCGCCCTGCGCCGTACGCGAGCTGGACGTTCGTTCGGAAGATCGTCTCGAGGCGCCACGCCGGATCGTCGACCTTGCCGCCCCACGCCTTCCGCAGCTCGGGGCCGATCGACTTCTTGAAATCCTCGAGGGAGGTGCCGGTCTTGATCGCGGCCTCGACCGCCTTCCACGCGTGATTGACGAGGTCGAGCTGCGCGACGTTCGCGACAGCGAAGGCCTTGCGCTTTGCGGTCGCCGATAGCCGATTGAAGTCGGCCTTCGTCATCGCGACGCGCTTGCCGAACCAGGCGACCGCCTCGTCAAAGTCGACGGGATCGCCTGAGACGTTCCAGGCCACGAGCTACACGTAGAGGAGCAGAAGCCCCGTCGCCGTCGTGCCCGTGGACCACACTCGCTGGATGCGCCATCCTTGACGGCCGGCCCAGCCGGTCGCGATTGCGATGGTCAGGGTCGTGTTATTGACGAGTGTGACCTTGATGTTGCCGGCGGTGCCGGTACAGACAATGCCCTGGCTCACGCCGGTGGGCTCGTCGACGGTGTCGCTCGCCGTCGGCGCGACCGCGTCAGACCACGTCTCCGGAGCGAACGGCTCCCGTCCTGCAAGCTTGTCACCCATCGTCATCCTCGTTGATCGCGTGACGGCCGCCGAGCGTGGCCATGGTGATCGTCGCCTCGGTGAGCTTCGCCAGCTTGCTGGGGGACATGCCCTTGAACGTCTTCACGAGCCGTGCACGGATGTCCTCGTAGGACTCGCCGCCGTCGATGGCCTCGAGGACCGCGACGACGTCGGGGTCGAGGATCTTCGCTGCGCGTGAGTGAGCGTTGTCGGCGAGCTCGTCGGCGTAGAGCTGGCCCTGGACCATACCGGCGTTCGAGGGAACGGAGCGTCCGGAGCGAAGGCGGATTGCGACGATCGACTCGGTCGAGGCCACCTGCACCGCCAACTTGTTCGATCTGTCACGGTCCGAGGCGACGTCGTTGGCTAGTGCGTCGACCTTTTCTCGAACGGCCATTATCGACCCGACCTGCTGGGCGCCTCGAGCCTCCGAAGCCTCCGCCGTGGCCTTCACCGATGCCTTCAGCGTGTCGACCTGGAGCGCGGTATCGTGCTTCGCGGCTTGAATCGTCCTCGCAAGGACCTGGTTCATTTCCGTGAGTGGAACGAAGGCGACGGTCAGCTTCGCGTCGACATCGGCCAACGAGAGCTGCTTTGCCGGAGGCTCAGCTGGCGGCGCAGGAGCTGGGCTCTGAGCGGGAACATCGGCCGGAGTCGCCGCCGGCTCCTTCTTCACGATCTCGTCGCCGCCGTCCTCGATGGGATCATGCCCCGCCGCGACGCGTACCTCGTTCACCGTGAACGTGCCGATCGAGGCCAGCGTCGCCGCCGCCTCTGCGCGCGTCTTCGTGACGGCCGCCGAGTTCACCGCATCCTCGGGAGGATCGGTCTTCCAGTACGGCCAGGGCGCGAGCTTCCGCGACCCGAAGTTGAACTCGGCCCACCAGACTAGCGCCTGGTCATGGAGCGTGGTCGAGAGGCAGTTGCCGTCGCCGCGCAGTACGCCGTAGCGGATGCCGCCGAGCGACTCGGCCTTGGCGTACGATCCGCCCGCCTCGTTCGTCATGTTGAGGCCGGTCAGCGCGACGGTAATGCCCTTGTCCGCCGCGGCGATTTGAGCCTGAAACGTCTCCCACGTTTTCGCCGTCGACTCGACGAGCTTGATGTCGTAGCCCGGCGGGAGCGCGATACCGGCGACGCGCCCAAGGTTCTGCAGATCCTTGGCGAGCTCGATCCGGTTCTCTTTCTTGACCTGCTCGGGTGCCGTGCCGACGAAGAGGCCTTGCCCCTGGCGGTCGCTGTACCGGCCCCAGTCGAGCTTCGCATAGTGCTTGAGGAGCCACCACCGAGAGACCGCGCGCCACGCCGCGTTCATCCACGGGCGTGATCGGCCGCGCGGCGTGTGGAAGATCCACGTGCCGTCGCCGGGGATGAAGTCGACTTCCTGCGTGCCGTCGTTGACCCGGATCTTCCAGCCGCGCGTCGGCAGGTCGAAGCGCAGATAGCGCGGGTGCCACGATTCGAGGAAGGGAAGGACGCGGCCGGAGGCAACCGTCTTCCAGCGCAGAATGCCGGGCGCGCAGTTGAGGAGGACGGACCACTTGAGAAAGTCCGTCAGCGTGTCTTCGGGAAATGACGAGAAGAAGTCCTCTTCGGCCTCGAGCGCCTTCTTCGCTGCCTTCTTGCGCCGGCCCTGCCCCTCTTCGAAGAGGAGGTTGCAGCCGAGAAGCGCGAGGACCCGGTTATCTAGGACGGCCTGGACTGCGTCGTCCGCGAGCATCGCGTCGCAGAGCTCGGCGGCGAGACGGAGATCTCCCGTGTCCGCGACGAACTCGGCCTGACGGATCCGGTTTGGGGTCCAGTCGACGACGAGTGTGCGGTTCGTCGGCTCGGCGTAGATAACGGTGGGCGGGGTGGACATGGGTTCTCACGCGCGCCTTGAGCCGATCAGGCTGCTGCTGTACTCGCCGCCCGCGCCGCCCTCGAGCATCAGCTCGGTGAGGGCCCACACGAGCGCGTCGAGCCGGTCGGGTGACTTCGCGCCGGTCGTCGGGTCCCAGTCGCAGAGCTGGTCTTCGAGCTGCGGATGGCAGCCCACGTGATGCACGCGCCCCTGTTCGTAG